CGGAAGAATTGCGCTCTTTGAATACCAAAGTCAGGCTTGTGTACGAGAAGCTTTCATCAGCACAGTGCCTGGAGAAAAGAGTACGGCAGTCGGACTCGCTCCAGTCGGCCCCACGATTCAGACTGGAGTTGAACATGGAAAGGATCCATGTTTCTTTTTTGTGATTGGCGATCCGGGCCCGGCAGGTTGGTACACGATGGGTCTGAAACCAAACACCGATTACTATATCAACGTCAGCAACTATGATGATAAAGGAAATTACAGCAACCCATCCGGCAGTTCAGGTCAGATTGCCGTTTCAGTCTACAATCCACCCGCAGCATAATTAGGAAGCAAATGGAAAAGCATCTAGACATTCCGCGTGTCATTTTTCTACCACGCCACGAAGCCGAGAACTGGAAGGTAAATCTTCCTTCGGTGCTTATCAGCATTCGTGGGTCGTGGCAAGAAAAGTCCAATTTCAAAGATGGTTGGTTGGACATTCTTTATCTGCAATTCGATGACATAGAATGCCCGGTTAACATCATTGAGTCGGAAACATTTACTCGTCTGGAGACGTTCACACAAAGCGATGCCGATGCAATCAAGAATTTTTATCTACAATGGAAGGATCAAGTCGATCTGTTCATAGTACATTGTGAAGCCGGAATCTCGAGGTCGGCTGCCGTTGCAAAGTGGTTGGCAGAAGAATTAGGAACAGGATTTCCGCCACACTATAACATGCACAATCGATTGGTCTATAATACGTTGAAGGGGCTTCCGCCTCCGTTAGCATTTCCCGAAGATATTGAGGAGTAAAAACGTGAATATTTGGCAATGGTATATTACAGTGGTGATTGTTACGACTGTCCTTTTGACCGGTCAATATCTTAGTGAAATAATGAATGCCGATCGTTGGTGGTCTGGTGTTTTCGTTGGTATGGTTGGAATTATTGTTTATGATGCAATGATTTATTTTTGGAAGGAGTTCACCGGTGATTATAGTGACGAATAATGTGCGTTTTGGAAATGAAGGTTCTACAGGATCCACATGTGGATCATTTGACCGTTATGAATCGACGATCACCTACGGTGAACACATGCAACATATTCACGAAAATGACGAGTATTATTACAGCATGCTTCGCGAACAGGATCGAAAGAACATGTGGTGGAGTATTGCTTTTCTCCTTCTTGGTATTCTAATCGGAGTAGGGATTGCACATTCATGAACGGTAAAACTGCAAGATTGTTTTTCAATGCATTCGGTGAGAAGCGCCGACCTGCAAAACGTGCCTATCTAAAAATGAATCATCGCGAACGATTCGAATACAAGAAGGTACTTCGGAAACTTGTGAAGGAAAAGGAATGAACGATCAATGGTGGAAATGGGACGGTCATTACGTCAATCAATTTTATGATGTGTGGCCGTGTGATGACCCCTACAACATTTGCCTGGCGTGTTATCCTATCGATGACAAGATGGTAGCACTGGATAGTTCGAAGAGGTCGTGGACACCAGACGATCAAATCTACATCAGGGTGAGCGAATTTCAAGCAGAACCCCCAAAATACCCCTCAGAAAAAGACCAATAAAATCAAGCACTTATTCCTAAGTCTTTGAATTGATTGGGCCAAATATATTTTTTTCTCGTTACAAATCAAACACCTAGAACGCCTTTGAGGCTTGACAGCATCACGGCCGTCGCGTACAATATCAATGTAGGATCTGATAAAGGGCTCAAATGCGCAAACGTCGTAATGATCGTCGTCACGCGATCTACTGCATCGTCAACATTCTGACCGGTGAGAAGTATATCGGTCTGACTGTGACGAAAGGTGCAGCGGTCAAACGTTCAGTCAAGGTTCGTTTTCAGAAGCATGTTTCGCGTGCGAAGAAGGAATCGAAGGACTGGGCGTTTTGTGAAGCGATTCGCTTTTGGGGAAAGGAATGTTTCGAACCCCAGGTGATGGAAGTCATTCGCGGTCGTAAACCTGCGCACGCGCGTGAACGCGAACTGATTAAGATTCACAACCCTGAACTCAACACGTTCTAAGGAGTAATTATGACTTTCGTCATTTACAATCGTAAAACGTTTTTCCATGTCAAGTCGTTTCGCACTGAACGCGGTGCGAAGATTGCGCTGTCGCGCAAGTATGACAAGAACGAATTTGCCGTCACCTCGGCTCTGAATTGGAAGAAGGAATTCGAACCGAAAATCGGTTACAAGGAAGTCACGGTTCTTACGACTGGTAAGAAGGTGATGATTCGCAAAGATACACCGCGTTGCTGTGATCCGTCGTCCGAACTTTACTGGAGCATGTAATATGGCCGTTATCAGCAAAGACCAGATTCAAAATCTTCTTGCAACGAACAGCAAAGCCGTTGCGCGTGCGTTGGTGGTACTGATGGAGAATCAGACTGCCGACGAACAGGCGAGTGACAACACCCGCTATCTGAACGGTAAGGGCTTTCGCCCGTGTCATGCGTACATGGGTACGCGCATGGCGAAGTTTTACCTCGCTCGTGGTTTCTTGACGGAGAAGCAAATCGCGTATTGGCGCAAGCCGATGAAGGGTGGCCAGACGCGCATCGCGATTTACTGGGCTCAACTCCAAGACGCTGCGGAAAGAAAGGCAGCTACGGCGTGAAACTAATTCATCATCGTTCGGCCCGTTGGGTGCGAAGATATTGTTTCGGTCCTGACATTAATGAAAAATATTTGTTTCCAACATTAGAAGAAGGAGTTAGTTCGCGTCCGTCTCGCGCAGTGAGGTTGGTTGAACGGATTCGGAGAGAAGCTTGGAATGAATATAAGAAGTCGCCGTTCGCGTAAGTGTCGCGTCTGTGGTTCGATCTATCACACGCCTAGCTTTCATAAAGTTTTGGCGCGTCAGATCGGACCATCGTACATTGTTCCTCGCATTGTTTGATTGATTAAAGGTTAATCATGATTGAAGCATGGCATTTTGTAGGTGAAACGCTGCGCGACGGCTCGCCGGTTCCGGCCGATGGCGAGTGGTTTGAAGTCTCGCCGCCGCTTGTCATCTGCACACACGGCTTACACTGGTCGCGCGATCCGTTCGACGCGCTGATTTATGCGTCGGCGTCGATTCTCTGTCGCGTAGAGGCCGATGGAGAAGTCATCGAGCATAAAGACAAGGGGTGCTCGACGCGCCGCCGAATCATTGCGAGGAAAGACGCAACCGACATGCTGCGTTCGTTCGCCCGCTGGTGCGCGTTATCGGTCATTGACAAGTGGAACGCGCCGCCCATCGTCCGCGAATATCTCGAAACGGGCGACGAGAGCAAACGGGCTGCGGCGTGGGCTGCGGAGGCTGCGGCTGCGGCGGGGTTTGCGGCGTGGTCTGCGGAGATGGCTGCGGCTGCGGCGGCGGATGCGGCGTGGGATGCCCAGCGTGTCGAGTTCAATCGCCGGGTCAACGAGCTATTCGCATAATTGTATTTGTAATGGAGATTGAATTGTTTAGAGTCAAATCGACGAAACGGAATGAGGAAATTTTAGAAAGACTGGAACAGATTGAAAGGCGGATGAAAGAAATTTCGTTTTTATCCGAAGAGTTTACGGAATTGGAATATGAATACGATTCTCTTAACGGAGAATTATATTGCCGAAGACATGAGGGCTGCATCCGGAAAGTTCAACGCATACGTCAGGAAACAGAACATGGAAAACTCAAAGACCAATCCGCCACATAGTTGGAGTGTCGAATTGACCGATAACGAAGGTCATTCCCCCGGACTCAAGTTGGAACAAAACGGAACGGTGATTTGGTTGCCACTTTCGAAGTGGTTCCATCTTGGATTTTCTCAGATGACCGGCTCGGCACCATCAAAGAATGATCTGGTGAAAACTGCCCGCGAAGAAGCTGCAACTTGGTTAGAACCTACGGACCACGAATTGCGTGCGAAGGATCTGATCGAGGAACTTTGCATTTGGATTGAGCATCTGGAGTTGGTTGTTTCCCATCTTCAATCGAAGGATAGAAAATGATTTTCTATACGTTACTGTTCGCAGTGTCGGTGAATCATCAGGTCTCGGCAGTTCAAATTCCGAACTTCACATCGGAAGCGGCGTGTATGAATGCAGGCATCATGCTTGTGCGCAAGGCCGAAAATGATTCTCCGCCTGTCCCGGCGAGATTCGCCTGTGTTAAACTGACAAAGGTATAAGATGTTCTATTGGTACGACCCGGCAACGGGTATTGTTCAGGGGCCCTTCGAATCTAGAGGGGCCGCAGAGCAAGTGAATCCTAGGGATTTGGTTTCTCCGAAATCTTACATCATAGAGCAAAACGAAACTGGAGAATGGAAAGGAATTGACAATGAGTAGACATTTATCTTTGTTGTCCGCAACAGTCACATTCGTTCTGGCTTGGTGGGTGTTGCTGGTGTTTGGGACGCTGGCAATGGATGCTGATTCACGACTGGTGGCGAGTTTCTACGTTGTCGGCGGAGTAGCGGCATTTGTTGAACTGGCGCAGAGTGCTTACATTTATTTCGAAGAATGGCGCAACAGTTGACAAGATCGTAGATTGGTTGTATACTATACGATCACCTCTAAAGGAATTGGATAATGTTTAAGTGGCTAAGAACGTTTTTGGACAAACATTTTCTGCATGAAAAGGATAGTCCATATCTGTGCGATCATTTCAATCCTCTCCATCCCACAAAAGAACGGGTGTTAATCGAGGATGAAGGTCCGCACTATTACAAGGTAATTTCACATCCGATTCCGACTGGTGCGACGGGTCCTGCAAATCATCCCTCACGCAAAGGTGAGAATTGGCGTGACGAACAGGGTTCTTATTGGGCTCCACCGGCTCCTACAAAAACTCGCGACGATGATGATATTGTAACGCCGATAATTACAGCAGCCGTGATTGGTTCGATGTTCAATTCATCTAGCCAATATAGTGGTTCCGAAGATCCTGCTCCTAAATTCGAAGGCGGTGGCGGCGAAGCAGGTGGTGCAGGTGCGTCTGGTGAATGGTCCGCGCCCGCTTCGGCGGATACAACACAGGATTATTCGTCCAGTTCGGATTCGAGTAGTTCCTGTGACAATTCGTCGTCTTATGATAGTTCCTCGTCATGCGGTAGTTCAGAATGAAAGCCTCAGAAATTCTTTGGGAAGCGAGAGAATACATCCACGTCAATGGTTGGAAAGTCAAGCCGGATGACGCTGATCTATCAAGAGACCTGTTCGGTGCGATTCGAGAAGTGTGGAATCATGCTTCTCCTGATTTCGACGTTGAAGGGGCGGGTTGGGCTCTCCAGCATCTAACTGATGTTTGTGGATGTCCAATGTATGTGTTCAACGATTGGTATATCGACAATGACAACACCGCGATGGCTGTTCTTGAGATTGCCTTCTGTGTCGCCGTCGAATGGGAAAAAGAAAATGAAAAATCTGGCTAGACTTCTTTCGAATGGTTTGTACCATTTTGGGTTGTGGGTGTTCGATCACATCATCGATCCGTATGGAGTGATGATTGAAAAACGATATCCGATGTACAATGTCGTCCTATCGTTGAGTTCGGAAGAATACAATTTCAAATTCACCAAGCCGATTAGTTACATTGTCCACGACAAGCTTTATGCCTTTTTCTTTGAGGTTTATCAAATCAGTATGACCACGTCATTCAAGATTGCACAAAAATATGAATTGACGGAACTATGGGGGCCAATAGAAGTAGAAGCCTTTGAGGAAGCAAATGACAAAACTCAGTGAAGTGGCAAGTGCGGGTGATTGGACGATGCACACAAGATCCAAAGAAGAAATTGCCGAAATGATCGACGGTGTGGACGGTGCTCTTGAAATTATGCACAGTCCGCCACCTTACATGTCGATTGAGGAACTAGCGGCAAACAACATTGAGGCACTAACAGGAGCTCTGGCAATTTTCATTGCTTGCAGACAGGATTTGCAGAAGTATTTTGAGCCCTGATATAAGGATAATGTTTCGACTTTATTCGGATCGCTGCCGAAAGGAGTCTTATGAACGCAATCTGTAGATGCATTGTAGGAATGATTCTCGGTGCATTGCTGACGATGATTGGATACGGCCCTGATACTTGGGTGTTCTGGTTAATCGTTGTGGTGCTTGGAATCGCAATAGGGGTGGGAAAGAAGGAATAAATAAAGAGCAATTTTGAATAACTAACCAAGGTGGGATGACTATGACAATCGAAAAGTATAATCGTGCGTTTTTGTTTTCGAATTCGTATGACCTCGCGGCTGTTGGTACTTTTGCCGACACATACGACCAAACCGTTTTCACGGCTGTTCTGGATTTGAACGATGGTGCCGGTGGTAAATTTACATTGACCATGTATGCCGACTCGGCTCAGAGCAAGGCGGACGCAATCATTGCTTTGGATACAATCGCCGAAGCTGTTTTGTCGTTGAAGCGTGAAATTGTTGCATCAGTTACGTTAGATGACGTTGTTGATCCGTATGGTCAGGAAGAAGCTTATCCTGATGCCGGTGACGTTAGCCAGCATGGTCGTATGTCTTGGGAAGGCCTTACAGCCGTCGCATACGGTCTGGACACTGATGGAGTAGAAATTCCTAGAACTGGTTCGGATCAGGTTCAAAATACAACGGCTCCAACAAAGGATCCGTTCGAAAGAGTAACGCGCTGCTAAACTAGTAACTGCTAGAAAAAAATCCCGGGAATTCCCGGGATTTTTTTTGGCTACAAAACCACTAAATAGACGGATTCCAAAATCTATTATGTCAAGGGTTTCACCTAATGACCATTAAAATTTTCAATGCCGGGCCTTACTACGATAACTTCGATGCAAGTAAGGGCTTTTACCGAATCCTATTCAAGCCTGGTGTCGCAGTTCAGGCACGTGAACTAACCCAGCTCCAAGACATTCTTCAAAATCAAATTGCGAGCCTTGGCGACAATATTTTTGCCGAAGGCTCCATTGTTGTTGGAGCACAAACCTCTTCTGATTTTACCAATCACTACATCCGAATTTCTAGCACTCTGTTGAACTCGGCTGTTATCACGGACCTAGTCGGCAAGATGCTGATTGGTTCGTCTTCTGGTGCAACGTGTCAGGTTCTGTCTTATATCACCGAAACGGCATATCCGAATACCTTTACCCTGATCGTCAAGACGTTTACTGGCATCGATTTCATTCAAAGCGAAACCCTCAAGTATCAACCTGATCCAAATGTTTCCGGAACAAACCTGGCCACGATCATTTCGGATAACTATGTTTTCTTTGGTAAGGCTTCTAGTTATTCGATCAGTTCAGGTGTAGTTTACACACACGGAAATTTTGTCTACGTTCCTGCACAGACAATTCCAATTGCTCTTGACATTTACAACCTGTCTAACGGTCACGTTCTGTTCGATGGTGCGACTCCATCGGTACGATGCGGTCTAGAAGTCATCGAATCCATTGTTGATTCGGATCAAGATCATTCTTTGTTAGACCCTGCTCTCGGTTCCTATAACTATGCGGCACCAGGTGCAGATCGTTACATGATCGAATTGACTTTGATTGCCAAGCCGCTATTGAAGCAGGCAATTGCAACAGCGGCAATCGATCCTGCAACATCCGGTATCGCTTCGATCAATGTGGTTGATGGTGGTTTTGGTTATTCGACAACGAATTTTATCAACATCCCTGTCGTCATTACTGGTTCGACACTAGACACCGCAGTCGGTGGAAATGGTGCGGCTGCACAGATCACGGCAGTCAATAACAACACCGGAACAATCGACAATTCTATTGCCATTGTTTCCGAAGGTTCTGGATTCAGACAATCAACGGTTCGTGTGACAATTGCCGAACCGACTGACGACGACGTAGCATTCATTGAGTTTTCACGTTATGACACAGGTATTCTAACAAAAGACATTCGTACACCAGTCTATTCGATCATCGGCGACACAATGGCTCGCCGCACATACGACCAAAGTGGTGACTGGTCGATCAATCCGTTAACAGTGACGGTTTCGGATTCCGTATCCTCCCCTGATAACTTCACTGCAAATATCAATCCAGGTAAGGCATACGTCAAGGGTTATGAGATTAACCTTGTCAATACGACGAAACTTGACATTCCAAGAGCCCGCGATGCGTCGCACCAATTCTCGATTGCCGATTACGATATCAATGCCTATTACGGTAACTATGTTGTCGTAGAGGCTGCAAACATCACGAACGTTTTTGATCCAACAACATTCCCACTTCTGAATCTTTATGATTCATTAGCAACGTTGATTGGTACGGCAACACTGGCACAGATTACGCTGGACACAATCGGACCACCAATCAAGTATCAATTCCATCTTGCCGAAGTCAACATTTCAGACAACAGCAAGAGTTTCGCCGATGTAGTTCAAATGCAATTGGCATCCGATTCATCGGTCATCGCAAACATTCTTTCGGCCGATCGTGTCCTTATCGATTCGTCTGTTTCGGCTCTGATTCACCAGTTGCCAAAGACTTCGATCAAGACAATCAATTCTGTTGCCGCATATAGCTATTGGGTTGCAAAGACAGGCACGGTTTCTAGCAATTCCGTAACGATCACACAAACAGGTGGAGCCCAGTTCCAAGAAGTTTCAGGTTCAGACACCGATGTGTCACATGCCTACATTGTCTATGATACCACAGTAGGAGCAGTAGTTGACAACACAGGTATTGCTGTCAATACGACATTTGGCGGTGGATCGGCAACGGCAACCTTGACCGGAACAAATCTTGTCAATGGAAACAACGTCACGGTTCTGGCAATTGTAAATAGCAACAGCCTGACACCAAAGACAAAGACGTTGGTTGCAAGTCATGCTTTGGTCTACACAATCACCACTACCGACGTAACCAATCGTTACATCACACTGGATCAATTCGATGCAATCGGATTTAGTTCAGGTGTGTCTGGTGGAGCAGTTCAGGCAGGTGCCGATGACTATACAAGTCGATTCACCTTCGACACAGGTCAACGCGACGCCAGCTATCAATTCGGACGTATCGTTCTTAAGACTGGTGAAATCATGCCGGTTGCAGGAACAGTTCTGACGATCACCTATGACTATTTTAGTCACAGCATGATCGGAAACTTTTTCTGTGTTGACAGCTATCCTGATTACAATGCTATCCCTACATACACGTACAAGGATGGTTCGGTTATTTCGCTGGCAAATGTTCTAGACTTTAGATTCACACCTGACAATAACGATCCGACGATGCCGTACATCGGCAACAACATCGTCGTAAGTTTCACATACTATGTTGGTCGTATTGATCGTTTGGTTCTGACGAAGCAAGGAATTTTCAAGTCTGTCGAAGGCACACCATCGCTGCATCCAGCAGTTCCACCAGTCGATCATGATGCAATGACAATTGCAATTTTGACGATTGCTCCTTACACAGCAAATGTCAAAACCGATATTAACATTGCCTTGATGAACAATCGTCGCTACACAATGCGCGATATTGGTTTGCTAGACAACAGAATCAGCAATCTGGAATACTACAATTCCTTATCCCAATTAGAACAAAACACATTCAACGTTTTGACGTTAGATTCTAATGGTAACAATCGATTCAAGAACGGTTGTTTGGTAGACAATTTCTCCGGATTCGCAGTTGCCGATGTTTCGGCTCAGGATCTATATTGTGGTATCAGCCCAGCAGATCAATTCATGACGTGCCCGACACTTCTTGAAAATGCTCTGACACGTATTCGTAATTCTACGCGAAGCAACGTTTCGTATTCTAATAATATGCTGTTCTTGAAATATGTTGCCGTGCCGGCAATCACTCAAGGACAGGCAAGTCAATCATTGTCGGTAAACCCATTCAACGTTACTGCATTTAAGGGTAACATGGTTACGTTGCCTGAGAGCGACTATTGGGTTGACAAGACCAAGCTTCCTGACATTGTAGAAAATACAACAGGCCAAAACGACAACGTTGTCGCTGCTACATCCAATCCAGACAAGACTCCTGATCCTTCTACTGTTAACGCAATGACATATGGTAGTTGGTCATTCAGTGTTGACGGTAAGCCTTTTGGAAATGTTGACCAAGCTTGGTGGAGCGCAATTGCGGATGGTATTGTTGCAAAGGGTCTGACTTCCGAAACAATCGGTGGTGGTGCCGAAATAGCTGTTCTGGCAACACGTAAGACGACTATTCCTGGAACAACTACGTTCACCTCGACACAAAAATTAGTCGGTGAATATGTTGTGGACGTTTCGGTAATTCCTTACATGCGTCCAATCACCATGACATTCTGTGCAACAGGTTTGAAACCTAAGGATACATTCTATCCTCATTTCGACGGCACAGACATTTCTAACTACATTGCATCGGCAGATGTTCTGACTGTTGCAGGTATCAACGGCAATCTTCCTGTTCCAACTATCGTTGCGTTCAATTACGGAAGAGGCGGACAACCAACAGTCACACAGACAGTAACTGGTGGTACAGCAACAGGTCAGGTCGTAATGCTGCGCAATGGATTGCTCCACGTAATCAGAGATCCTAAGAGTTTGTCGTTCGAAGTATCAGGCAATAATCTAGAATTCCTGAACAACATTCTGACACCGGATGGAACTGCGGAAACATACAATACAGAATTTACAGTCACGGCAGTCTCACAGTCCACACGCCAACAGATCGTCGGTGATGGTTCCACAACAGTGTTTGATTTCTCACACACCATTGTCACACCATTCACACCTACTGTAATCAAGAATGGTACAGTTCTTACGATTGCGACGGACTACACAATCAACGGTGGAATGACTCAAATCACCTTTGTTTCGGCTCCGTTGTCTACTGATACAGTTTATGTTTTGTATCCTTGGTTGTTCAGAAGTGACGCAAGTGGCTTCTTGTCTGGTACATTCGATGTTCCACAAGGAACCTATCACACCGGTGACAGAACGCTCCACATGACGGACGATGTGTCTGACAATCAGGCGGCGGCAAATTCGTTTGCAGACTATGTGTTCTCAAGTTCAGGTTTGAAGGAAACAGTTCAAGATACGTACCTGACTACCAAGACTCCAGTTACATCATCCAAGACATTCTATCAAAGTGTCTGGATCTATGTTGATCCACTAGCAGAAACATTCCTTGTCGATGGCAAGTTGTATCCAAACGGAATGTTCCTTGACTCGGTTGATCTATGTTTCAAGAACAAGGATCCATCGATTCCGGTAGCAATCGAAATTCGTCCTGTTGTGAATGGTTACCCGGATTCATTGGCTTCGATCCCTGGATCACACGTCGAATTAGATCCGTCAAATGTCAACATCACCAATACAGATAACGGTGAATTGATTCCGACGTTCTCGGATCCGACAACGTTCACAAACTTCAAATTCCCATTCCCAATTCATCTGTCTCCAAACACAGAATATGCATTGGTTGTAATGAGCAATTCGAATCTGTACGAAACATACGTTGCTGAAATCGGAGCATTGCAATTAGGTTCGAGACAGCAAATCACGGCTCAGCCATACACAGGTTCGTTCTTTGAATCGCAAAATGCTTCGACATGGACGGCAATTCAAACACAAGACCTCATGTTCCGTTTGAACAAATGTGTGTTTGATACGGCAGGTTCTGTTGATCTGGTTCTAGGAGACTTCAATCAGAAGGGTGCATTTGATTATGATGTGTTCTGGTTGAACGGAAACAATCTTGTGTTCAACGGAATTGCCGATGCAAATTTCGGGTTGTTCCCAACGAACACATCCAATGTGTTTGCAACCAGTGCAACACCTGTATTACTAAAGAACAACATCTATTTGACCGAACGTCAACGTCTGGATATCTATAGCACTGACGTGAATGCAGTAACAAGTCAGTTGGCCTATACAGTTCCGTTCTTGAATTGTGATGCCGATTCCATTGACGTTGCAATCAGGGATTCTTCTGCGGCAACGGAAGAAAGAATAGTGAGCAAGGCGAAATATTTTGTTCGTCCTAAGGTTGGTGGCTCGGCCGGACAAATGGAACTTGTGTTCCAGTCTACTCTTGGTCTTCCGACAACAGGTCAGGTATTGCGTTTCATCAATTGTGCCTCGACTACGTTACATGTTGATTTGACCAGTACAGATACAAATGTTTCACCAATGATCGACATGACGCAATTGGCGATGCGTTTCATTCAAAATGAAATCAATAATGCAGGGATCACGGCACAAAGCATCGATCCACCAACTGACACTGATATTGTAACGCCATACATCGTGCTTTCGTCTCCGGGCGGTTCCGGAGCATTCTTGGCATGTATCATGGCAGGTGGTGCTCTGTTCGACGTTCAAATCGTTTCAGGTGGAACTGGATACACAGATGGAAACCCATCTACGGATACGGCAACGATTACCACAACACAGTCTCCAGGTGTCAGCGTTCAGGCAACTATACAATTGAAGGTTGAAAGTGGTGTCATTACAGGCGTGACAATTACAAATCCCGGCTCTGGTTACAAACAAGCCACGCTACAAATTACCTCAACTGATGGTTCTGGTGCATCGATTTATCCGTTGATTCTCCAAGAAACTGATGCAGTTGAAAATAGCGGTGTTGTGATTGGTTGGGACATTGTAGATGCAGGACTTGATTATCTCGATGCCTGGACAGCAACAATGTACAAGCCTGATTTGTTAACATCAGGAACGACTCCAGTTCCGTTAGTCGTTCATCCTGAAGGTGGAGTGCTTGGTGGCAATGCAGTCACCCGATACATTTCACGTCGCGTGACGTTGAACGACGGCTTCGATGCCCAAGACCTTATCGTGTATCTGGATGCAATGAAACCAGTCAACACAGGCGTGGATGTTTACTATCGCGTTCTTTCGTCTGCCGATAATACAGATTGGTCTGCAAGACCTTGGGTTCAAATGGTCAAAGTTCCTTCTTCACAACAATCTTCAAAGGGAACAGGCGACGTTGTATCTACGTCCCTGACTGACTACAAGGAAATGCAATTCAACACAGTCGGTGGAAGTGCTGTCTACAGCGGATTCGACACATACAAAATCTTTGCCGTCAAGATTGTTCTGACGACACCGAACACAACGTCGGTTCCACGTATCAAGAATCTGCGAGCAATTGCTCTGGCAACTACATTCATTCCATCATGACAAAGGAACTAATCCCGATTGTTAATCGGGAAGACATTGTCCGTGATAGGAACAGCAAGGCTCTTTTGTCAACAGACATTAGAGCCATGAAGGCAAATGTTGCTAAGATTAGAGCCAGTGCAAATACACAAAATGCAATTAGCGATTTGCAAGGACAAATAAATAGCATGAAGTCCGATATGAATGAAATAAAGGATTTGCTGAAAAAGGTACTTGAAAAATGACAGCACCACAAGTTCCTTTTGGAACAGACGTAAAGAATTGGGTCGAAACAACGAATCTGATTAGTCAGGGATTGGGTGATCCTTCTCAAGTTCCTGATGGTGATTTAGTTACTTCGATAAACCAGGCAAATACGCTTGTTGGATCAACAGGTGCTTTGACCACTACGGATCAAAGCGACATTGTTTCTGCACTCAACGAAGCCGTCCGTGACGCATGGACTATGGCTATTGCAATAGGGACACCTCTAAACTAACATGATTACTACGGTTGACGGAACGGACACATTTGATTCTTGGAGAATCAAAACCAATCAAATCTCGACAGATTTGGGTGATGCTTCCACCCTCAACACCGTAGCAACGAATGGTGTAGACGCAATCAACGAAGTAGACACCAAGATCGGCGATTTGAACGATCTTGCCCTTAGTGAACCAGATTTAGTTTCGGCTGCGAATGCTGCACGTCAGTATGCCTTCGCAATGTCAATCGCATTAGGATAAAACATGACCAATACTTTTAACAACGGTTTCGCGGCAAACGTTAGTGCTTCGGCTACTCTTATCTACACGGCTTCGAACAATACTGTTGTCCTTCAACTAGACCTTTGCAACATTACAAATGGTGCTCGTCAAGCCACAGTCTGGATTAATTCTGGCGGCACACCATATCGTTTGGCTTTTCAAACATCGGTTCCAGTTGGTGACACGCTTCAAGTCGTATACGGACAAAAGATTGTTTTGAAAAACGGTGATAAGATTTATGCTCAGGCCGATACGTCAAACGCATTCGACGTTGTTTTGTCTGTTCTAGAAAACGTAGGTTAATATGGCCAAGTCCCCGCACTATTACGGGCAAGGTCCGACTTACACGACCTTCACCAAGCAAACGATTACAGGTAACGGCGTAAAGACGACGTTCACCCTGACCTATGTTTCACCTTCGACTCCGGCATTGTTGGTAGTCAAGAATGGTTTAGTTCTGAATCCTAGCGTCGATTACACGTTAACGGGTGGTGGTTCTCAGATTGTTTTCACAACGGCTCCACTTTTCACTGACGTTGTATTTTTGGTTTTCACAGGTCAAGATGCAATTCAAACATCCTCGTCTTCTGTAGAAGTCAATTCCTATACAGGTGACGGAGCACACACAACATATGCCCTTACAAGCACACCTTATGCAACTGCAAATGTTATTGTGTTTGTCGATGGTATTTTGCAGGCAGCTTCCACAAACTACAATGTGAGTGGCGGTAATGTTGTTTTCACATCGAACGTAGACACTGGTGCTTCAATTGATCTAGTTCACATCAGAAATTTCAATTCACCGACTTGGTTGTTCGTTGACAATTCTGTTTCGAGTTTCGACGCACAAGCAGGTGGTAAATATATCTACGAAGTTCCGCTTGCAGGTGGAACATTAGTTCTTCCTGATCCTGCGTCTGTAGGTGACGAAGTGGCTGTAGTGACGGTAAATGCAAATGCATTGTCGATTACTTCCACTCATGACATTAATTTGAGCCCTTCACCTTATACGGCAACAGCAGCCGAGAAATTGGTTTATTCTGGCTCGACATACGGCTGGATAAGAGAGTCTAACTAATGACAATCAGAAAAGTAACCTCTGAAGGTATTCTAGACGGCACTATTGCAGCCGCAGACCTGAGTACAGGTTGCGTAACTAGCTCGGCACTTGCAACAGGCGCAGTCACAAGTAATGCACTTGCAACAGGCGCAGTTACCAGTTCGGCTATTGCAACAGGTGCAGTCGGCACAACACAACTGGCAACTGGTTCTGTTACCTCTTCGATCATCGTTGCTGGTGCAGTTGGTAATACACAACTAGCAGCCGGTGCCGTTGCAACATCGAATTTGATCGATGCAAATGTGACTACGGCAAAGATTGCTAATTTGGCTGTGACTTCTGCAAAACTAGCAACAGGTGCAGTCACTACAACGACCATTACAGACGCAAACGTCACAACAGCAAAGTTGGCTAACCTCAGTGTCACAAGTGCTAAACTGGCAACAGGCGCTGCACAAGCCAACATTGGTTATACTGCGGCAAATATTGCCGGTGACACATTCTTAGGTCCGGTAATTCTGAATGCCGACCCAACAGGTGCATCTGGTGCGGCAACAAAGAACTATGTCGATGTTCGTTTAATTGCAGCCGATATTGAAATGCAGACGGCATTTCAAACTCCTCTTGCGACCGGTGCGGCAGGTTGGGGAAAGATTTGTGGACGTTTAACCACACTTCCTGCAGACTTGTCTACGTCAGTGGCAATTTGTTTGGCGGGCCCTGCAAGTGGTCCTAGCAAATTTGGTATCGCAGTCGATGAAGCTGTAGTCGCAACCGTTTCTTTTGGAACAGGAGCAACAGGTGGTACTTTCGACAATACTCCAGGGATCCCTGCATCTATTGCTACGGGTTCTAGGATCGAACTATATGCTGATAATAGTGTATTTGATACTTCTATTGTTGGTGTAATGGTAACAATTCCTGCAACAGTGGCAATTCTGTAATGTCAGTCGCACTAAACATTCAGATTGAGCAAGGGGCTGATTATTCTAACACCATTACGGTGGAAGATGACGCCGGCGTTCCTGTTGACTTGACAGGATATACAGTATCAGGCAAACTGAGAACTGAATACACCAGTTCAAATTTTGTTGATTTGGTAATTACAATTAGCGCACCTACAACGGGCGTGATTCAATTTGGATTGGCAGCAATCGATACCGCAGCACTTTTGGCACCAAAACGTTATGTGTACGATTTGATTATGGTGTCACCATCAAACATCACAACTAGGGTTGTAGAGGGGATCGCAACTGTTACTCCATCTGTGACATACTAAAGAGAGGTCAGCAACAAGAATAAATGACCAAAATTCTTGTAACCAATCAACCACAGAATAAGGTTATTAGCGTTTCGGATGGCCAGAAGTCATTAGTTAAGTCTAGTCCTGACGGCTCATTTGTTGTTAGACCTACTAACATAGATGGAGCAGTAGCACAAGAAGGCACTCCTAGTTCCGCAGTAGTCTTTTCTGGCATTACACATATATCGGGTACAGGTGGTCCTACTGGCCCCGATGGCCCACCTGGTCCTTCTGGATCAACGGGTGGCCCCGGTGTCACGGGTCCTACGGGTCCTACGGGATTTGTTGGGGCAACAGGCTATACTGGTGCAACAGGCCCGGATGGAAATACAGGTCCGACTGGAGTCGGAGTCACGGGTCCTACAGGTATTGCAGGTGTTACTGGTAACACAGGCGTTCAAGGTTCACAAGGAACGGCAGGTTATACAGGAAGTACTGGAGCAACCGGTGCAGCAGGTCAGACAGGATCACAAGGTATCACAGGTGCAACTGGTAGAACAGGTGCAGTAGGTCAGACAGGTGTTGGATCAACAGGTCCTATAGGTGCAACTGGTTCTCAAGGAAACACAGGCAACACTGGTGTCGTTGGTCCTACAGGTCCCCAAGGGATTGTAGGCAACACTGGTGGACAAGGCCCGCAGGGAAACACAGGTAATACAGGATTTGGAAATACAGGTTTCACTGGTGTGACTGGTTCAACAGGTCCGACAGGAGTTGGATTCACGGGCGTGACTGGTCCGACTGGGTCGCAAGGTATTCAAGGGAACACAGGTAATACAGGACTCACTGGTAATACAGGTAACACTGGTGCCGGAGTAACAGGCGCTACAGGTGTAACAGGGCCTGCAGGTATTGCAGGTAATACAGGTCTGACAGGTAATACGGGTGCCGGCGATACTGGAGCGACTGGTGTTACTGGTTCGACTGGTGTCACTGGATCGCAAGGCAACACAGGTAATACTGGATTCGGCAATACCGGCATGACCGGTGTCACTGGTCCTACAGGGCCTCAAGGTAATACTGGTATCACTGGATTTGGAACGATCGGCGCGACAGGTGTAACTGGTGCAACAGGCGATCAAGGCAATACAGGTATCACTGGTCCTACAGGTCTACGTGGTAATACAGGTATTCAAGGTGCAACTGGTCAAATAGGAAATACTGGTAACACGGGAGTTGGCGTAACCGGGCCTACTGGAGCAAAGGGCAACACAGGCAATACTGGAATGACTGGTGGACAAGGTCCTCAGGGTGTGACAGGCGCCACAGGCGCAACCGGTGTCACTGGCGCAACAGGTGTGACGGGACCGACTGGTTCACAAGGCAATACGGGTAACACAGGATTCGGCAACACCGGTATGACTGGTGTCACGGGTGCTACCGGCGCGACTGGCGATCAAGGTAATACTGGTAACACAGGAATAGGTGTCACAGGCCCTACTGGTGTCACTGGTGCTACAGGCATTCAAGGCAACACAGGAGTCACAGGTTCCACTGGTTCTACAGGTCCTACTGGTGTAGGAACAACAGGACCAACAGGAGTTACTGGTTCTACTGGATCTACGGGTTCAACGGGTCCTACAGGAATTGGAGTAACGGGTCCAACAGGAATTCAAGGTCCGACTGGGGCAATTGGTAATACAGGTTTCACAGGATCTACGGGCCCAGTGGGTGGAACTGGTAACACAGGTTTTCAAGGCCCTAAGGGCAACACAGGTCCAATGGGTGGCACAGGATTCACTGGTGCTACAGGACCGACAGGAGCAGGAGCAACAGGTGTAACTGGATTTGGAAACACAGGTAACACAGGTGTGACTGGTGTCACTGGCGCAACAGGTGCAACAGGATCGGGAAACACGGGTAATACAGGAAACACAGGCGGAGCAAATAACGGAATGGAACTTCCGCTTGCCGCATCGGGTGGTTTACCATCTGACGGTTCTTGGACTCCTGGAGCGATCAGTATTACAGATACTACTCTTGTCACGGACGCAATCGATGAATTGAACTTTGTTCTAAGTCTTTTAGTTCCTTCTTCACCACCGTCACTAGGAACGATCACAACGTTGTCTGTTGCCAGTGTCGGTTCTCAGCCGCTGAAGGCTTCTGGATCGGCACCGAACAACACGTCCGGTGGATCGATCCCTTCGTCTCCAAATACGGCAGGAAATACGGTTGTTGTCGCAAACACAAGCGGGCGCATTACGAGTGCATCTCCGTCATCGAACAACATCGGTCCTGTGGGAGACGGAAATCAAGGTGTTCTCGCTGTAGCCGTAAATGGATCGACGGGTGCAAATGCTCTCGCTGCCTTCACAAATTCACCTTCGCCGGCGTCATCCACTGTTGGTGCAACCGTGATGACGAACAGAACAGATTTTCCACCTGCAACTCCTGGATTCTGGAGAAGCTTCTATGTTCAGGCTGTAATGAGTGGTTTGTCTCAAGGTTGGAATCGCGTAAGCATAACACATTCAATTTCAGGAAACACTAACGAATTTTACATGTTGTTAGACAACATCACTAATGTTCCAGTATTGGCAGGTACGATTACTCTCACAGAATCGGGTTCACCTACCTATACCTATTCATCTAGCGTTCCTCATTATGGAAATGCAACTGCCACATTGAACGTCGGTGGTTTGACTTGGCAATATCTTGCTGGTGAAACATACTATGGTGGAACACCGTTCACATTCAGTGGAACCAATTCGATCATTGCAAGTCAAACCAAGACCTATGCAAATCTAGGTGTTTCGACACCGATTGCTAGACAAACAACGACTCCGATTTTGCTGTCCACATTATCTGTTTCAGTGAATGGAACCAATGTTCATTCGTCTGGTTTGATTCAAGGAGTCGCAACGAACGTGAATGGCAACAGCTCCACGACGAACATGACTTCGAAGATTGTGTTAGTTAAGATTGGAACAGCTCAATCGAATCAGGTTGACGAAAACAGTATTCCTGTTTCAGGTTTAGGCTCTTCTCCTAACAATAACAATGCCGCAAGACGTGGTGGTTATTCGAACACAGACAATCCTGTGTTGTCCGGAGACGCATCCTGGACTTCATCGGCATCTATTCAGACCTATGATGCGGTCGTTGCAGGTGGTGTTCTTTCACACAACCAAATCAACTACACTTCGGGTTATTTACCAATCGGGCCTGATCTAAGTAGTGGTAGAAGTGCGGCACAATACTTTACTTGCAAGTTCCAACGAAACAGTCGAAGCCAATTTGTTATCAATGTGACAGGCACATATGCAGGATGTTGGGTTGCTCTTCCCGGAATCAGTGACGTAACTAGCAGCACTCAATGGTGGAATATGTTCGTCGCATTCTTAGGTGCAGGTGTTCCTGGAGACTTGACTGGTTCAGGTGGAAATGGTACGAACGGCTGTGCAAGTGGAACTGTAATGTCAGGTTCGAGTGGTTCATTCACATGCACATTCGGAACACAGAGTTCGACCAACAGCACAGGCAACAATATTATCATTCGATTCAAACTAACGGCAGGACAGAGCATCACTGGTTTGTCCTTCAGTAACTAATGGCAATTAACGACACCAGTAAAGTAGACTTTCTATGGAAGAAAGTCATCTTTGGAAAGACCAAATCAGATTCAGGCGCAGCCAAGTCTGGTAATAATGAGTCTATTCCGAGTCCCTTGCCGGCATATGCGTCATACATTTGGGCTCAAACAAGTATCACAGATATTCCTTCTACACCACCAGTATCTGATACCGCCACAGTCAAAGTCTATCAAGGTGCAAATCGAGTAGTCTGCACGGCAGACACAACATCAGGTACTCCTGCTGCAAGACCTACATGGACAACAGGGGTCACGAATTGGATTCCACCCGCACCATTCGGTCCTCTCTACATTGTTCAAGTATTCGTCGGTGATCCACAAACAACCGGCATTCAGATTTTCCCTGATGATACAAATTTTGAATGGGTGTTTGACTATCAAGCCGGTGTTCTGACGTTCCCCGATCAGGTTCCAACTTCAAACCCTCAATGGGCAAATGGCATATTCATTCGTGGTTATGCCTATATCGGAACTCTAGGTGTTTCGGGTGGCGGTGGAACAGGTAGTGGAAGCACTGGAGCAACCGGGGCTACGGGTCCTACTGGAGCAACAGGTGCTACTGGAACGACTGGTACGACAGGACAAACAGGTGGAACTGGTGGCACGGGAGGCACAGGTGGAACGGGTGCAACCGGTAACACTGGAAACACGGGTTCCGGAAATACGGGTGGAACAGGTGGTACGGGCGGAACAGGAAATACAGGTTCAACGGGTTCTACTGGCGCAACGGGCGGAACAGGTGGTACTGGTAATACTGGTGGCACAGGTGGAACTGGTAACACTGGTAATACAGGAAACACCGGAGCCGGTAATACGGGCGGCACCGGCAACACTGGTGGAACTGGAAACACCGGCAATACAGGAACAACAGGCGCTACTGGAATGTACGGTGGTGCGATCACATTGGATTACTTGTTTGACACTGGAACAAGCAATGCCGATCCCGGTGCAGGAAAACTTAGCCTAGATAATTCAACAGAAGATAGCGCGACTGCTATCTACATGAACACATCGGACAACAATGCCGTTGATATGACGGCATTGTTAGATACCTTCGATGCCAGCACAAATCCTGTAAAGGGTAATGTTCGAATTGTTCTAAAGAATGACCCGACAGTTTGGTTGACGTTTAATCTGACTGCCAGAATCTCTCATTCAGGTTATCGTGAATTTACTGTTTCGAACACAGCATCATCTAGCAGCACTCCATTTGCAAATGATGACGAGGTGTTGTTTTGTTTTGAACGTGTTGGAGACAAGGGTTCAACTGGTCCTACAGGTGCAGCCGGACAAACTGGTGGAACAGGAAACACCGGTAACACAGGTGCGACTGGTGCAGGCAATACTGGTAATACTGGTGGAACAGGCGGAACTGGTGGAACAGGAAATACAGGTGGAACAGGTGGAACAGGAAATACTGGTTCGACTGGTGCAACAGGTACATCGGCCAGCTTCTTTAATTACAAAGCCAAAACCTCAATTACATCCGGTGATCCTGGTTCAGGTAAATTAGCCTGGGATGATAGTACGCAGGTTAATGCGGCCAATCTTTTGGTTAGTGATACATCGGATGACGGAATCGATCTAACCTTTTTCTTGCAGCATTTTAATGTCGATAACATCATTCGAATTCAAGATGCCAGCGATTCTTCTAATTTTCAGGATTGGGTTGTTTCTAATGACGTAACAATCAATTCGACATACGTTCAAATTCCTGTTTCGTTAGAAGATTCTGGAGGCGCCGGAACAACGAATTTCTCTAACAATGAACCGATCATTGTCATTATTTCACGCACAGGTCTAGAGGGTCCAACAGGCCCTACTGGTGCTCAAGGCAACACAGGTGGCACGGGTGGTACTGGTAACACAGGGGGAACTGGTGGAACGGGGAATACTGGTGGTACAGGTGGAACAGGACAAACGGGAGGGACTGGTGGAACAGGCGGCACAGGTGGTACTGGAGCCACCGGAGCAGTAGGTCCAACAGGGGCACAAGGCAACACAGGACCGACGGGAGCCTATGGTGGTGCCGTCACAATTGACTATTTGTTTGATAATGGAACGTCAAATGCCGATCCTGGCTCTGGAAAACTCCGACTAAATAATTCGACAGAAAATACGGCAACTGCAATATATGCAGACGTAGACGATGTAAACAGTGTGGACTTCACGGCTGTTCTGGATACTTTCGATGCAAGTTCCAATGCAACGAAAGGCATCATTCGATTGGTTAACAAGGGTGACGCCACAAAATGGTTGTTGTTTAGTTTAACCTCTAGAACTTCACACACAGGTTATCGAGAATTTGCCGTTACATGTACGGCATCGTCATCTAACAATCCGTTCAGCAATGGCGACGAAATTCTACTTTGTTTCGATCAAGTAGGAGATATTGGATCTACAGGACCGACAGGGGCCGTAGGACAAACAGGAAGTACAGGATCAACCGGGCCTACTGGAGCGCAAGGCGCTCAAGGAAATACAGGCAACACGGGTGGAACAGGTGGTACTGGGGGCACAGGGGGAACTGGTGGAACGGGTGGTACTGGTTCTACAGGTTCAACCGGAAGCACCGGGCCTACAGGAGCCCAAGGGTCTCAAGGCAACACAGGTAATACAGGCGGTACGGGTGCAACTGGTATGACAGGTGTTACAACACCTGCATCGGTTCTTGCATCAGAAATTCTTGCAACAGGTGCGATGGTCAATCTCTACAACAACAGTGGAACTATCAATGCAAGAAATGCCGACTATACCGTTGCTGGAAAAGAGACATACGGATTCGTGAATGGTCTTGTTTCAAATGGAGCCACTGCATCGATTTATGTTGACGGTGTCGTCACAGGTCTTTCAGGATTGACAACAGGATCTATCTATTTCATGGGAACAAGCGGAACTGTGTCTATCATTTCACCTTCTGCAAACGGCAATATTTCACAATATGTAGGTATTGCATTGAGTTCAACAACGCTACTTTTCGAATTAGAACAACCGGTAACTATTGCGACATAAGCTATGACGATTCAAAACGTATCATTCATGAAATCATCCGATCAGGATGCCGTCAACGGAACAAGAGGACGTTGTTCAGGGACTGCCGGTGATGCTACCTTATTGTTTGACATGATCCTGATTAACGGATATAATTGGCAACAAATTACACCTGGTAACTTGACAAGATCAGGAACTACGTCCACTTTGACCTTATCCAGTCATGGTTTCAATCCGGTTCAACGTCTTTGGATTACACAAGGTGACACGAATGATGGAATTTATGGTTGGTCACAATATTGTACTGGCATTACCGCAGCTCCAGAATATCCATTAGACGGTAACTCATTGACATTCACTGTACCAAACTCCGGTGCCACAACAGGTGCAGCATCTGGATCGACTACGTTGAACGGTGCTATTGCATCCACTACAGTAACTTCGATTACCGTTAACTCTGCCGCATCATTCCCTGGATCGGCAGGTATGATATATGCAATTTTGATTGACACTGAATGGATGCTTGTTACGGCCGGACAGGGTACTGTCACGTGGACCGTCGTTCGTGGTTTTGGCAATTCAACGGCAGCGACACATTCTAATGGTGCCACAGTCACACAAGTTATTCTAATTGGTGTGGCTCCTATGGGTGGTTACAATGGTTGGTTGATAAAATTCACCGGTACGAACCTTAGAGACTATCAGTATCAAGGTGCCAATCAACGTTATCTCGACTTCGATGACACTAATGCACAGTTTGCCCGTGTTAGAGGATATGGTGCAATGACGTCCTTAGGAACAGGAACAGACCCCTTTCCTACTACGACTCAATTTGCAACGGCCCAAAGTTTTTGTAAATCAACCTCCGCAAGCACCGCAGCCAGAAACTGGTGTGCATATGGTTCTAATCAATTCGTCGTTATCACATGCGAAGCCGCCGGTAATGGTTTAAATGCTCCAGTTAGAATCGGACAATTGTTCATTGGCGAGTTGGTGGGTTTAACTCACTCCGGAGACGTTTGGGGCCAGGCAATTGGAGCGACTGTTGCATCAGATACACTTGGCACAGCGCCTGTTTTGTACGTACATTCTTCTACAGTAGGAACAATTTGGTATGCTCCACGTTCCTATTCACAGGCAGGAACGGCAGTTGCACTGAATCGTTTTGGTTTAGACAATCGAAACATCCTTTTGCAATTGCCACATTATCTAGACGGCGGTATTTACATGTGTCCGGCACAAATTGGAGAAGGTGCAACAATTACCAGAGGATTTTTACCAGGAATATGGCATCCATTAAATACCCAGTCAACCATCAACTGGTTGACTTATGGGGAAGTATTTGCCGGCACTGGATCATTCTCAGGAAAACTTTTCACAATGATTCCTTCTTTGACACAAACTTTGTTTGCCGAAGTCAGTCAAACAGTAACAACAACCTAATATCATGTCAACCCAATATTTCTCTGTAATGAAATCCACAGATACGGATGCCGTCAACGGTAGCCGAGGACGATGTTCGGCCACTCAAGGTGACGGTATTCTTTTACTGGATGAAATTCTTCTGAATGGATATAATTGGCAACAAATCACGGCTGCTAATTTAACACGATCTGGAACAACGGCGACATTGAATTTAACCAGTCATGGATTTCGTGATGCCTATCAGCGTTTATGGGTGACAAATGGAGACACACAGGATCCAATTTATTCTGATACAGTCTATGCCACTGTTGTTACAGCCAATCAAATTACATATACTGTAACTAATACCGGAGCCACAACTGGTGCGGCATCCGGATCCACAACAGCAAACGGTGCTATTTCTTCCACTACGGTTACCTCAATTACCGTTACATCGGCAGCATCGTTTCCGGCATCGGGTTATTATGCAATTAAAATTGACACAGAGTGGATGCTTGTAACTTCCGGGCAAGGAACAGTCAACTGGACTGTTCAGCGTGGATTTGGTAATTCAACAGCGGCCACGCATTCTAATGGTGCCACAGTCACACAAGTTATTCTAATTGGTGTGGCTCCTGCAGGTGGCTCCACTCCTTGGACCAAGCCATATACGGCAACCAACAAAGCCACATATAGAATGGCAGCCGGTAATCAACGATACATGTATATTGACGATACCATCGATGGAGCTAACGGACGTTCATTCGCCGTTCGTGGATTTGAAACACAAACTAGTTTGGCAGTAGGTTCTAATCCATTTCCAAATCTTCAATCCAATGCCACAGCCGGAAACTTTGTCAAAAATAACACAGCATCAAATGCAACGGCACGACCTTGGTGGGCATTTGTTTCAGATAGAATGATCTATTTACAATCAGATTGTGCAAACTCAGGTTTTTCGGCATCCTTGACAAGAGGAGGTTGTTTGATATTTGGTGATCTAATTAACCTCTCAAAAAGTGGTGACACGTATGCCACTGTTCTTTGTACTTCCACTGCCGGCGATATTACAGGCGCAACGGCCACAATGTATCTCAATAGTATATCCAATAACACCATAAATGGTATTTGTAGACCTTCATTTTTGATTGGTAAAGGATTTGGCAATCAGCAAAGTCGTTATGCTTTTGATTTTAGGACGCAGTTAGGTCAAACGGCTGGCCTTTTGACTTTTCCACATCCACCAGACGGCGGATTCTATTTGTCTCAGGTTGGTCATTTTGAACAGTCCGGATCAATTTTTAGAGGACTATATCCTGGATTATGGTATTCTTGTCATGTCACATCAGCTGGAAATCATGGAGATATTTTTCAAGGTACTGGTAATTTATTAGGAAAAACCTTCATGCTATTCTATACGGCACCATCTGGTGTGGCTATGTTTTTTGAAGTCAGTCAAACAGTGACTACAACCTAATCATGACCACCACTACCATCACCGCCTCGATGACCAACGTCCAAACGACAGCTACTGTCGCGGCTACGATTGGTGATGGTTGGATTGCGTCGATGGTGATTCAAATTGATACCGAAAAAATGGCGGTGGGTGCCGGCGCAAACAGCACCAACTTATCCAGCATCACCAGAGCCTATGACGGTTCGGCGGCAGCAACCCATGCAACAGGTGCAACGGTAACAAAACTTAGTCGATATACTACTCTGTCGGCTTTGCTGACAACTTCCGGGACGGCGCCAACTGTGGCATCGTCTGTTGTGTTTCCACAGACGGGTGGATACATGATTCAGGTTGATAGTGAAATTATGTTGGTTCAGAATGGATGGGGGACGACGACATGGACTGTTGTTAGAGGTTATAATGGAACATCGGCTGCCTTACACGCAACCGGAGCCACAGCAACAATGTTTATGCCTAGTGCCGATTGTTCTGTTACTCTGCCATCAATTAATACACCAGGAATAGCTTCTTTGACTACAGGTGGATATTGGACTGGATCAATATCCACAAATCAACAACATCTTTTACCAACATCTGCATCTAGATATTGTCCTTGGTGGGAATCAGATATCTTCGGTCTCAATCTAAATAGTACCAACGTAACACAACAAGGTGTAGCGACGACAGCCAATGCGGCCGCAATTGGAACTGTTGACGTAACCGGAACAATTTCTGGGCAGGTAACAATCAGTGGTGTGGCTCAGAATAACCTTCAGATCAATGTTCTTTATGTAAACTCTAACAAATTGATCTACAGAACCTTCACAGACTCGAATGGTAACTATTTGATTCCGTATTTGCGTCAAGGTAATACTCTGGCCTACCAGATCATTTTCGTTGCCCCAACAGGATCTGGCGTAAATGATTACACGACCCGGGTCACTCCAACGGCTATTTTGAACGTTGACTTGGCAAGTACAGGTGTGGCATCGACAATTACTCAATTGCTAACACTTCAAAGTGGTCGAATGACGCTGATTAGTGGGACGAAATTTCCACAAAAATACACACAGGTTATTGGTGATGGATCTTCTAAGACATTCACAATCACTCATAATTTGAACACCAGAGAAGTCATTGTTGGAGTCAGACGCATTGCTTCTCCGTATGACGTGGCCGATGTATATTATGAAGCCACAGACCTCAATGATGTGACTATTTACTTCAATACGGCTCCAACATCCAGTCAATATTTGGTTAGTGTGTTCGCATGAAAAAGACCATACGCTACGTCACAGGCTCTGGAAAATATGTCGAAACTTGTTTGTTCTTTGAGAAGTATCACACGACAGTCGGAGACGGTGTATCCAAATCATATGTGATAACACACAATTTGTTTACCCAAAACATCGTGATTGAAATTCATAGAACGGCATCACCCTATGACAATGTTGACACTTATTACGAAGCAACAGACATGAATACGGCAACGGTTTATTTCACAACTGCTCCAACTACAAATCAATACACAGTTTCGGTGTTCGGATGAGTGTACTTAAAAAACTTCTTTTCAATTTTACGGTCGATGGTCTGATCGGATTCTCTTCGGAATACGACAATGGTAATTCAGGGTCGGCCATTACAGTTGATTTTGCTAATGGTCAAAAGCAAAAGGTGACTTTAAACAATGCCACTCCCACAATTACATTCGCCGATGGAATTGCAGTAGGACACTACCAGTTAAAGGTGATTCAAGACGGTGCAGGTGGTCGTACTCCATCCTATGCCGGGTCAAATTATAGTGGATCCAGATGGATTGGTTCTTCTTCTGCTCCGGCAGTTTTAACAACGTCGGCTGCCGAATCTTTGATTACAATGTATTGGGATGGGAGTAAGTGGTATCAAGCCATGAATCACGTGGGAGCAACCTAAATGGGCGTTTCAATTGTCACATCGAATAAGGTTGCCGGGACAGGAACAAGTCCACAAATAAGTCTTGCAAATGCAGTCGATAGTGGACTGACTCCGTTCGCCCAGGCCGGCGACGTTCTTTGTGTTTTCCTTAATGTTTGGGGAACACAGGCAATCACCACAGCAACAGGGATGACAAGAATCACGACTGGTTCGTGGTGGGCAAAATCATTCACGGCTCAGACGGCTCTTTATTACAGGGTGTTGGCGACTAGCGATCAAACTTGGACCTGGACTCTTGGTTCCTCGGTCAATTACACCATGTACTATGTGATTATTCGTGGTGTGGGTGTAAACTCCTTTTCGGATATTGTCTACCGAACAGTTCTTGGAAATAGCTCCGGTTCCTATATTGGTGTCATTGATTCGATTCCTCAAATTACAATTGGAATCTACGGTGGAGTCGCACTTTGGTATCAAGTACTCTATTGTGGTACAAGTAATTCTCACGGAGTAAATTCAACACTTTGGGACGGACCCACAGATAATCCAGGAGTTTTAGGAGTCACAACTGCCTATGATCTGCAAATGACTGGGTTCACGCAGGCAGGGACAGGTCCAGATGCAGTGGCTCTTACATGGAGTGTGGCCAATACAGGTACTACTATTCCTTTGAGTGGAATTCCGGCATCGGGTATCGGAACGACTTGGGAGTACATCACATATGCGAGTTCTGTGATTACTGGTGACTCGAATGCCTATCAACCCACCTCTCCTTGGTATTTTGGAATGGCAGCATCAATTTTCTTCCCGACATATCCTTCAGTCAATTCAGGATCGAATGCTCTGTATCTAGGCATTAACCATTGATTATAAATAGACGGTCTAACCTAGAGAGACCGTTATGGCAGCAATTTCATCCCGTCAGGCTTTAACCGATTATGCCCTGCGCAAGCTTGGGTCCCCTGTAATCGAAATCAACGTTTCAGAGGAACAACTTTCTGATCGTCTAGACGACGCTCTGGAATGGTTCCAAGACTTCCACACGGATGGAGTCGAACGTGTCTATCTAAAGCACCAAGTCGTAGGAACTGTGATCGGGATTGCTACTGCCAATGCGACCACATTCACAAAGGGTGAAACGGTTATTTCGACACCTTCGAATGTTTCATTTGTCATTGACAGCATCCCTAATGACAATCAACTAGTCACGCGCACGCTGAAGGGAGCAACGTTTCAACTAGGTGAAACATTGACCGGTCAATCTTCAATGTCTGTTGCGACAGTCAACACAGTCGGTTCTATGCCGGCCCTACCTGACGTTACAATCGGTGACATTGAAAACAAATTCCTTCCTCTCTCGGATGCAATCATCGGCATCGTTCAAGTTCTACCATTGAATCAAAACTTTGGTGGATCGAACTTCAACATGTTTGACGTTCGTTATCAGATCATGTTGAATGACATGTTCTCTTTGACGAACATCAACATGCTTTACTACACTCAGGTTCAGTCTCACTTGACGATGATTAACTTTTTCCTGAACCCCGCAATCACATTCCAATTCAATCGTCACAAGAATCAATTAGGACTGAATGTAGACTGGGATCAAAAGATCAATGTCGGTGATTTCTTTGTAGTCGAAGCCTTTGCAATTCTGGATCCTACTCAATGGACTGGCATCTACAATGATCGTTTCTTGAAAGAATTCTACACAGCCCTTGTCAAACAACAATGGGGTGCCAATCTTTCGAAATTTGCCGGCATGCAACTCCCGGGTGGTGTTCAAATCAATGGAATCGAACTTTACAATTCGGCAACAGCCGATCTAGAACGTTTAGAAGAAAAGATCCGAACCGACTACGAATTGCCGCCAACAATCATGATTGGCTAACATGCCCGTAAATCCATTCTTTCAGTCGGGAAAGACGATCGGCCGTACCTCTGAGCAACGTGTTCTAGAGGACATAATTCTTGAGTCGATCAAGATATACGGCATGGACGTATATTACGTCCCACGCACCTTAGTCAAGGAAGACATTCTGTTTGGTGAGGATGTTCTTTCGAAGTTTGAATTTGCAATCCCTGTTGAAATGTATCTTCGCAACATCGGTGGTTATGGTGGAGACGGAGACTTTGTTCGATCATTTGGAATCGAAATTCGAGACAATGCTTCCTTTGTGGTTTCTCGCGCACGCTACGAGCAGGCTATTCAGCAAAAAGGATTGGGTATTCTCTCTCGTCCGTCTGAAGGTGATTTGATTTATGTTCCTTTGACTCACCAATTGTTCGAAATCAAGTTTGTCGAACACGAAACTCCATTCTATCAGCTAGGTAATTTGTATGTCTGGTCTCTGGATTGCGAAGCCTTTGTCTATAGTTCCGAGAAGATAGAAACAGGGATCGGCGAAATCGATGAAGTGGTTCCTCTATTCAGCGAGGACGAAAGCATCTATCGCGTTCTGTTGGAAAATGGAAACATTCTGACAATGGAAAATGGAAACCCTGTGCTGTTGGAGAATTTCAATTTGACGACAATCATTCCTGGCTCCGACAATGATGAAATCAAAAATGAACAAGACGCCTACATTGATTGGAGCGAAACTAATCCATTCGGAGAGGTTAGGCAGTAATGAATTATCATAATATACACGACGTAATAATTGAACGGGCTAAGAATAGAACAATTAGGGATTACACTGAAAAACATCATATTATACCTCGTTCTTTGGGTGGTTCTAATTCTCCTGATAACGTAGTTAGATTGACACCTCAGGAACATAGATTAGTTCATTTGTTATTAGTAAAAATGTATCCGGATGATAAAAGATTTGTGTTTGCTGCTCGTAGAATGTTTGCTGTTTCTAATACCCATTCCGGTCGCTCAAAAAATACAATGTATGGATGGTTAAGGAAAAAGCATTCTGTTGCTATGCGAAAGTTGCATATCGGGATGAGACAATCTAAAGAAACAATAGAAAAGAGAATTTCTAAAATAAGAGGACAAAAGAGAACACCAGAACAATTGGAAAAAATGTCAATTGCGCAAAGGGGTAAGAAGAAAAGTCCGGAGCACATTGAAAAAATACGTTTAGCGAGACTTGGTACCAAACAATCTATAGAAACCATCACTAAACGTAAAAACTCAATGCTAGGAAAATCTTGTGCTAATCCCAGATGTTCTTGCATTTTTTGTCATAAAAATGTAACACCGCAAGCGCTAAAGCGCTTTCATATAGAGTGTAGAACATGATTGATAATACGATTTTTTATTTCAAAACAATTAGGAAAACGGTTGTAGCTTTTGGAACTTTGTTTAATGCGATTCACATCAATCGAGTGGACAAAGACGGCAATCCTGTCCAATTGTTGAAAGTACCTTTGTCTTATGGCCCGAAGCAAAAGTTCCTGATGCGTATTCGCCAGGATCCTGATCTGTCCACAAGACACCGTGTCGAAATGACCGTGCCTCGTTTGGGATTTGAAATTCTCAACATGAATTACGAAGCAAGTAGAGCAATGGCTCCTACTACACAGTTACCACATGTGACTGGTGGAACGCTGTTGAACCAACAATTTGTCCCAGTGCCGTACAATCTTAGCATGGCTCTGTATGTTCTAGTCAAGAATCAGGATGATGGTCTACAGATTCTAGAACAGATTCTTCCGTTCTTCAAGCCTGATTATGTGATAACGGTCAAAGACGTTCCTGAAATGGGAAACGAGCGTGCAACACCGATCACACTACAAAACATATCCTATGAAGACGACTACAAAGGTGACTTCTCTGTAAGAACATCGATCATCTGGACACTGGTTTTCAATGTCAAGATCATGATGTATCCGCCTGTATCTCAACAAGGTCAGATCAAGCAAGTCATCGCAACGGTCTATCCAAACATGCCCGGCATGACAACAGAGAATGATGTTTATACAGCAACAGTGAATCCAGAATCCGCAAATCCAACTGACGACTATACTATCATTGAAGAATGGGAGCATAATTTTGACTGATGAAAACTTACCTGTAGTGGTGTCTACACCAAAACAGAATGTACAAGATGATTTTGAACTGGCAAGAAATTCCCTTCGAGATTTGATAGAAAAAGCAAACGCAACGCTGGATGGAATTTTGAAGCTTGCCGAGTCGGCCGAACATCCTAGAATCTATGAAGTCGCCGGTCAGTTAATCAAGGAAGTCGGCGAGGCAACCGAACGCCTAATGAGACTGCACAAGGATCATCAGGAAGTCACAGGTGAAGGTGCCGAACAAGGTGACGTGAATATTGAAAAGGCTATTTTCGTTGGTTCTACTGAGGATCTTCAACGTTTGATCCGCGATCAAAAGCAAAAAGAAGCCATCACGGTAGAAGCCATCGAAGTACAAAATGACAGTTCTGCAAAATAATCCAAACAAAAAACTCAAAAAAAGACGACAGAGACCTGATAGTTATCTGTCGAATCCTAACCTCAAGGGTAAAGGGATTCAAATTCCTTTCACTCCGGATCAGGTTGCCGAGTATGCGAAGTGCGCCGAAAATCCTGATTACTTTATTAAGACCTATGTCAAGATCATCACACTAGATAAAGGTCTTGTGCCTTTCAAGCCTTGGGACTTTCAAGAAAAGGTTATTAACACAGTCCACAACAATCGATTCGTCATTCTAAAGTATCCAAGACAGACAGGTAAATCGACAACGGTTGTTAGCTATTTCCTTTGGATGATTCTTTTCAATCCAGAACAGAACATTGCAATTCTGGCCAACAAAGGTGAATTGGCAAGGCAACTACTTGACAAGATCAAACTTGCTTATGAACACATTCCACTTTGGTTGCAACAAGGTATTGAAAAATGGAATGAAGGTAGAATCGTTCTTGAAAACAAATCAAAGATCATCGCCACATCCACGTCGTCATCTGCGGCTCGTGGTGGATCCTACAATGCTATTCTGCTAGATGAATTTGCATTCGTCGAACCGAACATGCAAGAGAAGTTCTTTAGCTCAGTCTATCCAACAATTTCTTCTGGTAAATCATCTAAGGTCATCATCGTATCCACTCCGAACGGGATGGGTAATCTGTTCTACAAGCTTTGGGCTGATGCGACGAACAAGGATGGACCTAGAAACGAATACATTCCTCTTGAAGTCAATTGGTGGGATGTTCCAGGACGCGACGAAGCTTGGAAGAAACAAACAATTGCAAACACGTCCGAACGTCAGTTCCAGGCCGAATTCGAATGTCAGTTCCTGGGTTCTCTTGATACCCTTATCAATCCAAACTACATCAGGGCGATGGTTCACAAGAATCCAATCTTCTCTAGAGACGGCGTGGACATTCTTGAAGTCCCACAAAAAGATCATGCCTATGCATTCGTTTGTGACGTGTCGAGAGGTATGGGTCTGGACTATTCGGCATTCGTCGTGATAGACATTACAAACATGCCGTTCAAGACGGTTGCAAAATATCGCGACAATAAAGTATCTCCGCTGTTGTTTCCTAACGTGATCTTCACAACGGCAAATGCCTACAACAAGGCATTTGTGATGATCGAAATTAACGACAACGGTGGACAGGTTGCGGACATTCTGCTAGAAGACCTCGAATACGACAATCTTGTTTTTGTCTCAAACGACAAAAAATCAGGGCAGAAAGTCGGGTTCGGATTCGGACAATCAGGACAGTCTTTGCAACGGGGTCTAAAAACATCCCGATCGGTAAAACGATTGGGATGTACCCTGTTTAAGAATCTGGTCGAGAACCAAAAGCTAATCATTGAAGACCTAGACCTTATCAGTGAACTTTCTACGTTTGTCATGAACAAAGACACATACATGGCCGAAGAGGGTTGTAACGATGACCTGGCTATGTCTATGGTCATGTTCTCTTGGATGATTAACCAACCGATGTTCAAGGAAATCACCAACGCCGATCTGCGCACGGCCTTGTATCAGAAGCAAATGCAGGAGATGGAAGATCAGATGACCCCTTTTGGAATCATTGACACAGGGTTAAATCAGAATAAACTACCCGTAGGGGTGGGTTCGGACACGTGGTTGATTGGTCCTGACGACGATTCGTTATGGTTAATGAACAGTTGAGAAAAGGGAAATACTAAATATGATGGCAATACAGGTTTTTTCACATTCTCGCCCTAAATGGGTTCTAATTTCATGAGACACAAACATCATATTATTCCTAGACACATGGGCGGGACAGATGACCCGATTAATTTGGTTGAATTGACCATTTTAGAACATTCTGACGCTCATTTTATCTTGTGGTTACTACATGGTAAATATGAAGATTTTTGTGCATCTATTCTTTTACTAACAGATAACTTTAAAGAAGATTCTGTTAGATTGCGTGGTAGATTAGGTGGTCGGGCACTAAAAGGGATCAAGAAAAGTGCTGCATTCAAAGAAAAGGCACGACAAAATAGATTAGGTAAGAAATGGTCTCAAGAAACAAAAGATAAGATTCGTGCCAGTCGTTTGAAAGTAATTGCGGATGGTAAATGTAAAGAACATCCATGGAAAGGGAGAAAGGTAAAGGATGTCCTATCTCCAGAGAAATACGAAAAATTTCTTTCTGATTGTAAGAAAAATTCTTCACATCCTGGTTCTAAAAATGGTTTTTATGGAAAGACACATTCAGAAATATCAATTTCTAAAATGTTAAAAACCCGAAGCAACAATCGCAATAAAAAGGAGAGTATCCTATGAGTTTCGCCCTTTCCCCCGGTGTATTGGTAGTCGAAAAAGACTTTACCGGTATCATCCCCGCAGTTTCTACCACTCCAGGTGCCTATGTCGGTGCTTTCGAATGGGGCCCTGTATTGGACGTAGTTCTGCTGGGTTCCCAAGACGATTTGGTTAAGCATTTTGGCTTCCCAAATATCGACACGTTCATGGACTTCTGGACCGCAGCTAACTTCCTGTCCTACGGTAACAATCTTCAAGTTGTCCGTGTTGTCGGAACTGGTGCTCTTAATGCAACAGCCGATGGTTCGGGTCATCTAATCAAGAACCCTACCGACTATTCCGTCAGCGCACAAGACGGTCAGTTGGACATTGGTCCTTGGGCTGCTAAGTGGCCGGGTGCAAAGGGTAACTCTCTTGAAGTTACCGTAATCGACGCATGCGCCGATCTGAACACCTATAATGGCGCAAACTACTTCGGTACGAACAAGTGGTCCCAACTGTTCACGCGTCCAGGTACATCCCAATGGGTTACGGACAGAACAGGTCTGACGACGGCCGATGACGAAATGCACATTGTTGTTATTGACTCTGCAGGACTATGGACCGGCACGATCGGTGCAATTCTAGAAACATTCCCATTCGTATCCAAGGCTTCCGATGCGAAGTCCATCGATGGTACGTCTTCCTACTACAAGAACGTAATGAATGCACAATCCGAGTACATCTGGTGGACAGATCAACTGGATACGACTTCGGGTGTTGCATCCGTAACGATCGGTAGTGGTGGTGGTACTGGTTATCACCAATCGACCACAACGGTGACGTTTGCTGATCCACCTTCTGGTGTGACTGCAACAGGCACGGTAACTGTTATGTCTGGTGCCGTTACTGCAATCAACATCACCAATCCAGGTTCTGGTTACTTGACTGCACCTATGGTTACGGTAACTGATACAGATTTGTCTCCGGGTTCTGGTGGAACGTTCACCGCAGTTCTGGACAACGTTCAACCTACGAATCACAACGTAGACATTGGATCGTCTTCGACGGCTCTGTCTTCGACGGCTCTGTTCAAACTAATTCACAGATCCGGTACCACAAAGGGTGCCGAAAGTCTGTTGTCGGGTGGTACAAGCACAGAAGGTTCTGTTGTTGACGCAAATCGTGAACTCGGTTGGGACATGTTCTCGAACGCCGATTTGTACGACATTTCGTTGATCCCAACAGGTCCTGCAAGCACGACACTTGCCGAATACGTGATTCAGAACGTTGCCGAACATCGCAAGGACTGCGTTGCATTCCTTTCACCTCTTCTGACAGACGTTCACAACAATTTTGGTCAAGAAGCATCCGACATTGTTGATACACGTAACATGATTAACTCCAGCTCCTATGCAGTAATGGATAGTGGTTGGAAGTATCAATACGACAAGTACAATGATGCATTCCGTTGGGTTCCTCTGAACGGTGACATTGCAGGTCTGTGCGCTCGTACAGACTTGACGAACGATCCATGGTGGTCCCCTGCAGGTTTCAATCGTGGTGGCATCCTGAACGTTGTCAAGCTTGCATATTCTCCAGACAAGACGGATCGTGACGTTCTTTACATCAACAACGTAAACCCTGTTGTTACTTTCCCAGGTAATGGCACTGTGTTGTTCGGTGACAAGACACTTCAAGCAAAGCCTTCCGCATTCGACCGAATCAACGTTCGTCGTTTGTTCATCGTTCTGGAAAAGGCAATTGCTCTGGCTGCAAAATATCAATTGTTTGAATTCAACGATGCGTTCACCCAAGCAATGTTCCGCAACATGGTTGAGCCATTCCTACGTGACGTTCAAGGTCGTCGTGGTATCACTGACTTCTTGGTCATCTGCGACAGCACGAACAACACGCCTGAAATCGTTGACACGAACCAATTCGTGGCCGACATTTTCATCAAGCCGGCTCGTTCAATCAACTTTATCCAATTGAATTTCATTGCGACTGCTACTGGTGTTTCCTTTAGCGAATTTGGCACACAAACGATTGCGTAATATAAAAGGATTAGGAGAATTCAATGGCAACAATTTCGGACTTCAAGGCCCAACTAGTTGGTGGTGGAGCACGTCCAAACCAATTTGAAGTGCTGATGACATTTCCTGCATTCGTCACACTTGGCGCTGCGGCTGGACAGAAAGGTCAATTCATGATTATGGCAGCATCCTTGCCGGCATCTAACATTGACGTTGCTCCTGCTCCATTCCGTGGTCGTTTCGTCTACACGGCAGGTGAACGTACATTTGATCCATGGACAGTCAACATCATCAATGACACTGACTTCCTGATTCGTAATGCCTTCGAACAATGGCAACAAGCCATCAATAGCAACCCAACGAACGTTGGTTTGACAAACCCTCTGTCCTATCAGTCGGATGCAATCGTCAATCAATTGGATCGTTCTGGTTCTGTTATCAAGTCATACAAGTTTACGGGAATGATGCCAACACACGTTGGTGCAATCGATTTGGCATATGACGCGAACAACGTCATCGAAACGTTCCCTGTAACATTCGTGTACCAATTCTGGCAGTCTAACACTACAGAATAATTGAGGTTCGAGGTATATGATGCCTCGTTTTGATAGGATTGAAAATGGCTTTAGAGTTCAGTCTATTTGGCTTTGATATTAAAAAGAAACAGTCCAATAATGACACCATAACTAACAACCCATCATTCGTCGCCCCAGTGGCGGATGATGGGTCTGCGGTTATTAACGCAGGCGGTTATTTCGGGACGTATCTAGACGTAGAAGGCAACATCAAGAATGAGGCGGACCTTATCCGTCGTTATCGTGAAATGTCCATGTATTCTGATGTGGACAATGCGATTGAAGATATTGTTAATGAGGCAATTGTAAAAGACGAGGAAGGTGTCATCGTAAAGGTCAATCTTGACGATCTTGAAGATGAACTGAGTGAAGGAATTCTTGACAAAATCAGGGAAGAGTTCAGAGGCACATTGAAACTTCTGAATTTCCATGTCAAGGCACACGAAATTTTTCGACGTTGGTACATTGATGGTAGGTTATACTACCACAAGATAAGCGACGCTGCGAATATGAAAGACGGTGTCCAAGAATTACGTTTCATCGATCCTCGCAAGATCAAGAAGATTCGTGAAGTAAAGCGTGAAAAGAATCCTAAGACGGGTGTAGACTTTGTTACTGAAATCAAAGAATACTACATCTTCAATGAAAAGGGATTGGTTGCAACATCGCCAGGACAACCTGGAACGATTACGGCTCAAGGGATCAGGATTGATCCAACTGCGGTCACGTTCGTTCCGTCTGGATATGTTGACGTAGACAAGAACATCGTTTTGTCGTATCTTCACAAAACGATCAAGCCAGTCAATCAACTAAGAATGGTTGAGGATGCACTGGTCATCTACAGACTTTCGCGCGCACCAGAACGTCGTGTGTTCTATGTCGATGTAGGTAATCTGCCAAAGTTAAAGGCAGAACAATACATGACAGACATTATGGCAAAGTATCGTAACAAGATGGTATACGATGCAAATACTGGTGAGATTCGTGATGACAAGAAGTTTCTTTCTTTGATGGAAGACTTCTGGTTGCCGCGTCGTGAAGGTGGCAAAGGAACGCAGATCGATACGTTGCAAGGTGGTGACAATCTGAATCAGATTGAAGATATCCACTACTTCCAAAAGAAGTTGTATCAGGCTCTGAATGTTCCGTTGTCTCGTTTGCTTGCGGATCAACCATTCAATTTCTCACGTGGTGCCGAAATCACCCGTGACGAAATCAAGTTTTCGAAGTTCATTGATCGATTGAGAATCAGATTCAATGAACTGTTCTATGATGTGCTGAGAACTCAGCTAATCATGAAGAACGTATTGAAAGATGAAGATTGGCTTGAAATCAAGGACAAGATTCGCTTTCAATATACGCAGGACGTTTACTATAGTGAAATTACGGATCTGGAAGTCAAGCGCAACCAGATGGACATAGTGGCGACAATGCAACCGTTTGTCGGAGTGTACTTCTCAAAGAATTACATTCGTCGCAATGTTCTACGTCAAGATTCGAAGTTAATCGAATCTATGGACAAGGAAATGGAAAAAGATCGCGCCGAAATGTCCGACAGCATTGCACAAGGTGGAGTAACTATTGGAAATGATGGTCAGCCGATTGTGGCACCTGCACCGCAACTAGTCCCTCAAGGACAGGTAAATCCGCAGGCGGCACAACAACAGGCTGCCAAAGATGCATCCCTATAAGGAACGTAAATGGCTAATTTAGACACAATCAAAAGCATGGTCGATCACATCAAAGTAAAGAACATGATCGATGCAAGTGCAGATTTTCAAAGCGTAATGTCACAGGCAGTTCAGTCAAAGCTAGATGACATGCGTGATCGTTTGGCGCAGCAAGTCTACAACACGAATGTTGAACTGCCTGAACCAACGGCAGGTGAACCAGTAGACACCGCATCGACCGAGGAGTAATAAATGGGTAGTGCAACTGTTGCAATTCAAAAGCTGACTCATAACGAAGCTAACGTTAAAGTTACGGCTACCGGTGCCACGGCCGCGACTATCACCTTAAACACGAATCTTTATTCCGCGACTGCCGGTGACTTGACCGGAGCATCCGGATCAGTTGAAATTGCAAAGGTGATGTGGTGTGTATCTCCTGTTTCCGGAGCATTCGTAACAATCACCAGAGCATCGGATGTTCTGTATCTTTACGGTACAGGTGAATTCAATCTGAATGCAAATGGAATGCTAGAAAACGACAGCCCATTGAATGACATTACTGTTACGTTCAGCGGTGCGGGTGGTGGTACAGTTTTCATGAAATTGAAAAAGACTTCTGGATACGGAGATTAAATTGAAAACCTTTGCACAAATCATTGCCGAAATGGACCTTAGTCCAATCAAACAAGACGAACCTTCATTCGGTGACATTCTACGTGCCGAACAAGGCAACGAAAAGATCGAACAACTTTCGGAAGAACGTTGGATGACAAATGATGACAACAAAAAATGGAAAGCAATGGAAGGTAAGAATCGCAGATTCCATATAGCCCAAGCCAAAGATCACTACATTCAACATTCAAAACATCAGCGTATCCACGGTCAAATTCAAGAATTGTTGAGATCGTCTAAAGGTGGTGTGGGGGTTTTTTCCTCGGCTGACAAAGATATGCTAAAGGATGCTGCACAGTATCACGGAGAAATGTCAAAGATACATGATAGATGGTCCGACAAGCATTATAAACAAGCCGACAAATTGATGGGTGACTAAATTGAAAACCTTCTCCCAATTCGTGGGTGACATACAAGAAGCAAAAGTCCCGGATTGGAAAGCAGCATGGGAGCATGAGAAGCCGCATCAACATGCAATGGAACGTGGTAAAAAGGATTACTTGAAACTTTGTCAGACCGAACACACAGAATCAGCAAGGTCACATGCAAAGCTTCACAAGGCACTAGAGAGTGTTCTTGAGCATGCAAAAGGTGTAAAGGAAGAACATTCATTCGGAAAGAATGGGTTAGAGAAACTTAAGAAGTGCAAGGATTATCACAAGGGAATGGAACAGTATCATTCCAAGCTGGCTGATAATCATGCAAGCGAATACGAAAAGCCGGCTCAAAAGAAAAAGGATTAAAATGCGTCTAATAGCAGAATTATTTGACGATCTAAAAATGACCGTTCTTGACGAAGGTTATAACAAGAAGGGTTATTATATTGAGGGCGTGTGGGCTCAATCCAACGTTGTCAATCGTAACAAGAGAATGTACCCAAAGGCAGTTTTGGAAACGGCTCTTACTCCGTTCCAAAAGTTGATTGAAGAAAAGCGTGCCTTGGGTGAACTAGGCCATCCTGCAGGACCGGCGATCAACCTTGATCGTGTTTCTCACCTTATCACAAGGTTAGAATGGAACGGCAACAATGTCGTGGGTCGTGCAAAGGTTCTGGATACACCGAATGGAAACATCGTCAAGAATTTCATCGACGAAGGTGTGAAGTTTGGGGTTTCGACAAGAGCCCTTGGGTCCGTCAAGTTGAACAAAGAAGGAATCCAAGAAGTTCAGAACGACATGCAACTGGCAACGGCAGACATTGTAGCAGATCCGTCGGCTCCGGATGCATGGGTTCAGGGCTTGTT